ATATTGGGTAGGCCGATAAGCGCGTCTTATCCGGGCGATCCCACCGCACCCGCAGGGTTTACAATTAATTGCAGATGTACGGTGGCCTTCGTGCCTCGTAGAGATGCCAATGGTAAAGTAATAATGAAATAATATGCCAGTTGAATATTGCGAAAGTAATGGAAAATGGAGGATAGGAGATGGTGAGTGTGTTTACACTTCAGAGGCCAATGCCAATGAGGCTTATCGAGCCTATTTGGCTTCGGAGGGAAATGAAGAAAAGGCGGAGACTTACAACGACTATCCGGAGGCAGCGTCTAACAACGCTAAACGGGCGTTGAAGTATAAAGAGGAGAATGGGAGTTCGTGCGGAACACCCGTAGGCTGGACTCGTGCAAGGCAACTGGCTAATCGTGAGAAGATATCACGTGATACTATCGCTCGTATGGCATCATTTAAAAGACATCAGCAAAATAAAGATGTCCCATATGATGAAGGCTGCGGTGGGATAATGTGGGATGCCTGGGGTGGTGACGCAGGTATAAATTGGGCGATTCGTAAATTAGAACAAATAGACAATAAAAAAAGTATGTTATATTCTTACAAAAGCCTCGATATGGAGGTTAAAGACGTAGACGTAAAGCAAGGAATTGTTAGCGGTTACTTTAGTGCCTTCGGTATGGTTGACTCCGATGGCGATATGATGATGCCAGGTGCATTTAAGCGTAGCATCCAAGATTGGGGACCAGAGGGTAAGGGTCGCATCAAGCACCTCCTCAACCACGATCCGTCAAAGCCATTGGGTAAGATAATGGAGTTGAGTGAAGATAGTTACGGGTTGAAGTACGTAAGTCAAGTAGGAACGCATAGCTTAGGTAAAGACTTTGTGAAAATGATCGAGAGTGATTTGATTCACGAGCATAGCATTGGCTTTAGGACACTACGTGACCAAAAGGCAAGTGACCATAACGAGATTCACGAGGTGATGTTGTATGAAGGTTCGTCTTTGACTGCTTGGGGAGCAAATGAGCATACACCACTTTTGGGATTAAAGAAACTTAAAAGCATAGAAGAAATACAAAATCAAATAAAGGCATTTGAGAAGTTTGTTCGTAATAGCGATGTTACAGAGGAAACCATCGACCTATGTCTTATCAAAGTAAAACAACTCGCACAAGCACTTGAAATGATGAGTAGCACCGAGGCAGCCGAAGTAGCACCTCCGCAGCAAAAAGAAGAAGAAGTGCAAGTGGGTTCATTAATAACAATCATAAATAAATTCTAAACAAAATGAGTGAATTGAAAGCATTTGAGTCTGCACTTGAGAGCAAGTTGGCAGAACAAAAGGCTGAAGTTGCTGCCGTGACCGAGAAGGCCGCCAAGCAATTTGAAGCTAAGGTTGAGCAAATCAACGAAGAAATGACCAAGTCTAACAAGGCTATTGTTGAGGCATTGGAAGAAGTTAAAGAAGCTAAGGCTGCTTTTGGTAAGTTGTCTTCTAAGGCAGAATCTAAGGTTGCCGTTTCTTACAACGACCACATCAACGCTATCAAAGCCGAGATTGGTAATGTTATCGAGAAAGGTTGGAACGACATTAAGAACGCCGCTAAAAATGGCGGTCGTGGTTTCTCTGCTGACCTTGATATGAAAGCCGTAGGTACAATGACCTTGGGTAACAACCTCACTGGTTCTGCTTACGTATCTTACGTAGACAACCCATATATGAGGTCTTTTGTTAACCCACACTTGCGTAGTGTGTTTAACATTATCCCAGTTTCTACCGGCTCTGTATCTTTCCCACGTGGTAACTCACCAGTTGGTGAAGGTTCTTTCGGTAAGCAAACCGAAGGTAATGGTAAGCCTCAAGTTGATTACGATGTAACCGTAGTAAATACTGCGTTGTCTTTCATCGCAGGTTATGCTAAGGTTTCTCGTCAAATGATTGATGACCTTCCATTCCTTCAAGCATATCTTCAGCAGTCTTTGATTGAAGATTTCCAAAAGGCAGAAGACACCTACTACTTGAACGCTATTGCAGCTTCAGCTACCGCAGGTTCATCTTCTGGTGCTAACACCGCAGAGAAGTTCATCGACTATTACGCTCAGTTAGGTGCATTGGGATGGACTCCAAACATTGCCTTGACTACACACGCTGGTTGGGCAGGTTTGTTGAAGACAAAGCCATCTGACTACTCTGTACCTGGTGGTGTTGTTATCGATGCTCAAGGTAATGTAAGAATCGCTGGTGTTCCAGTTATTCCTCACGCTTTGGTAACTGCATCTAAAATCTATTTGATGGACTCAAGCAAGTTCGCTATTGCTCAGCAAAGCGGTCTTTCTGTTCGTTCTACCGAGTTCGATCAAGACGATTTCATTAAGAACCTCATCACTTTCCGTTGCGAGGCTCGTTGCGAACTTCTCCAGTTCCAACCATCTGCTGCGGTTTATGGTGCTATCTAATAATGAAAAGCCAATAAACGGGGGAGGGAGTTTTCTCTCCCCTATTTTTTTATGACACACGTTATAATAGGTGCGATGGATGGGGTAAGCTATGACGATATATTTGATCGTCTTAGCCAGGATGACGTGGCGTTATTTATTGAGCCTATACCCTATCAATTTGACAAGCTAAAAGAAAACGTAAAGAAATTAAGGTGTCAAGTATTGCTTGACAACTCAGCAATATCTGATCGCAAAGAGGATTTAGTAATGGCCTATGTGCCACCAAAGTATTTAAAGAATCACGAGGATTTTATAAGGGGATGCAGTAGTGTGGTTAAATTTAATAAACCCCTTAATCGATATTTGGCAGAGATAGATGAGTCTAATTTGGAATACCACGAAACCAAAGCAATATCATTTGATACTATAATGGACAAGTGGGGACTTGACAAGGTTGACTACGTGCAAGTGGATTGTGAGGGTTATGACCAAAAGATAGTGGATAGTATAGATTTGATAAAATATAACATAAAGACACTTAAATTTGAAATTCACTATGTAAATTTGGATTTCATTAATTATTTTTCACAAAAGTGGCCACAATATAAACCAACTATCAAAGGAGCAGACATAATTTATGAATATACTTTTTAGCATACACTTATACTTGCCCAAGCACTCTTGTGGAGCCGAGCATTATGCTCATACACTTATAAAGGATTTGCAAAGCAAAGGTCATCAAGTCAAGGTGCTTTTGCATCAAGCAAATCACTATCGAATCACTAATAATTATACTTACGATGGAGTGGATGTATTTCCTCCAAATCAAAATGTAATTGATAGTTTGCTTCGTTGGTCGCATTGTGTTTTCACACATTTGGATTATACGCAATGGACACTCGGCATTTGTGCTTTATATAAAAAGCCAGTTTTCCACTTGATACACAATACGCATACTTACCCCGAGATAGAAAACGCACATAATCCACAATACATTGTCTATAACTCTAAATGGGCAAAAGAGAAACTTAATTATAAATGGGATAACTTTACACTAACGCCACCCGTTGACTATCGTGAGTTTGACTTAGGGCAAGACCCAATAAATAATGAGTATATTACACTCATTAATTTGAACGAGAACAAGGGTGGTAAGATATTTGAAAGCATAGCAAGGGCATTACCAAATAAACGCTTTTTGGGGGTAATTGGTTCGTATGATGAGCAAATAATCCCTAAATTAGATAATGTGACGATAATGCCTAACTCGCCCGACATTAAAGATACACTTGCCAAGACCCGAATACTATTAATGCCGAGCAAATATGAGAGTTGGGGAATAACTGCGACTGAAGCGATTAGTAACGGCATCCCCGTTATTTGTAGCGAAGCCGAGGGACTAAAGGAGAACTGCGACTATGCGGGTACTTACATCAAAGATCGTGATAATGTTAAAAGCTGGGTGGAGGCGATTACAAAGTTGGATGACAAAAAAACGTATTCCGAACTCTCCAAGAAAGCCAGAAAAAGAGCAAAAGATCACGATCCGAGGAAAGCACTTGATGAATTTGAGGCCTGGCTCCGAGAAAAGGTTAATAAACATTATCAATAATGGCGATATTTATAGATGGGGTGACGATAGTGAATGACGCACAAGTTGAACCCGTTAGTTTAACGGATGCAAAGAATTGGATGCGCATTGACTATACAACCGATGATGACCAAATAAATGACCTAATCACCGCTTCAAGGGTACATCTTGAGAAGATAACGGGGATGGGTTTTGTTAATAAAGTATACCGAGTCAACGCAGAGTTAACGGGGAGTGTACCCGCAGTTTGGATGGTTGACCTTCCATACGGGCCGTTAATTTGCGTTGATGAGGTAAAATATAAGACTGGTATCAACCAATATGAAACATTGACCAAAAACGTGGACTACGAGATTATTGGCGGTAAGTTGTGGTTATACGAGCAAGGGTACTATCAAATTAAGTACCAAGGTGGATATGGCACACTACCGGAGGATTTGCAAACGGATATGCTAACGCTTGTAGCTTGGAGTTACGAGAATAGAGGAAAGCATATGAATGCTGATCCTAAGCAATCCATAAGCCAATATCCGTTTTGGGATGGACTTAATTATCATCAATATAAAAAGGTGGTGATATGATTAACAACCTAAATAAAGCTATATCTGACATAAAGAAAGCCGCTGAAACTGCATTAGAAAAAGCAGACGAAGTGTTGGAACAAGGAATTAAAGATATTGTTGTACAAAGTAAATCCTATGCTCCTGACGATATTAAAGGCAATCCTATTGCCAATGGAATCAGTTATAGCAAAAATGGTTTGTTGGATTATACTTATGTTAGTCAAAATCCATATTCTGCATATTTTGAATTTG